TAAAAAGAAAATCAGTAAAAAGAAAATCAGTAAAAAGAAAATCAGTAAAAAGAAAATCAGTAAAAAGAAAATCAAGTAAATCAAGAAAATCAAGAAAATTAAGAAAATCAAGTAAATCAAGAAAATTAATTAAAGGTGGTTCGAAGTATAAGAGTAATTGTTCAGATAATGGTACAAATCTGAATGCTCGTGGAATGGCGCTTTTGTATGATTATCAGAGAAGATGTCCTCAATTGCCCCCGGAGTCTAAGGAACAGCATGAATTTAATGATTCTGAATTAACAGCACGAAGAAATAATGAGTTGGGATACAATGATTCGGATAAAAACAACGTACAAACGATGCAAAATCTTTGTAACAAATGGAATAATTGTGCAGAATCTCGGAATGAATTTAGAACTACTTGCGTTTCGTCGGAGGCGCAGGACAAGGGTCACAATGATTGGATTGAAGAAATGAGGAAACGTGCTAGGACCTGTAATGCTCAACTTGAAAAAATAATTATTAATCGTATACAACTCGATGAACATAATATTAAAACACATGCCGAACAACTAGCAAAATTACCAAAAGATGAACGACAAGAAAGAATAGACAAAGCATTAAAATCTGATCATGATACACAAGAACGCATGAGGCAGTCTTTAAAAATACTGAAGAACCTGGAAAAGAACAATGACATATCCGATAAAGACACATTTTTTAAAGGAAAATACCCCTTTTTAGTTGAGATAGAAGAATTAATTGAAGATATTAAATATGAAATATCACACACCAATGACCAGGATCTTAAGGAACGACTTATACAATTAGAACATCTTCAAAGTAGATATAAGTTAGTAGTAGCACTTTTAGAAATGTTGAATGATGGAGAGTTAGAATGTAGTGAAGAAAGTATTGAAAAATTAAATAATTTTAAGGAAGAACCATATGAAAATATGGATAAACTTAAGTTTAATGAATGTATTAAAAATTTAATTGCTTTAAATAGAACAATTCCTTATTATTATAACAAACGTAATGAGTTTATAGTAGGGAATCCAACCAGCAAGCCTCTTCGGGGGGAGCCTATGTTAACTACAAATCTTAAAAAACAACAAATAGCTGATTTATATTATATATTTACTGGAGAAGAAATAAACCCTGAAGGTATTAATATAGACAAACTAGCCACACCCGCCCAATGGGATGATGATAATGCCAGTAAAGTTTTTGATATAATAAAAAAATTAGTTGTTCATAGTACAGCACTTGATAACTTTAAAAATACACAGAATCAAGCTAGGGAAGCGCGGAGGGCGGCAAAAAAAGAAAAAGAGGAAAGAGAAAAAGAAGCACAAAACACACTGGACTTAAGGAGTAGAGCGGAGATGCGAGAGAGTAAAAAATCAAAACAACCTAAAGACAATCAATTAAGCGTAGCAGCGCCGATCAAGGCAGCCGAGGAGGGAGCAGCAGCAGAGGAGGCCAGGATCAACACAACTGAAACCGAAGGAGTAACAACTCGGTTACAAGCGTTGAAAAATAATGAAATTGAGATTAAAGGATATCAAGAAAAAGATTTATTCGAATTAAAACCAAAAAATTTAAATAAAATGATTAGTAAAATGAGTGAAAAATTACGATTCACCAGATATTATGATCTCAATGAATTTGAGAAAAAATTTGTGAAAGAGCATGGTTTATTATAATTTATCTTCTATTTCTTTACAAATATCACATATTTGTCGAATAGGTTCATATCTTGTATTTTGTAATACTTCTTGTAATTTTAAAAATGGAGTAATTTTATAATCAAAATCACCAGATAGAAAATGTTTAAATAAATTACTTGAAAAACCTGACATACAAATTACACCTTCTTCATCTGATTTAGCTACATTACTATCACCTGTATCACGTAAATTCCAATAACAAATTGTTGGCATTTTATATCCAGCTTTATCATGTGCAATTTTTAATTCATCTTTATTTGATTTAAATCCACCTTTAAATGGACAACAACTTTCACGTGAATACATACTATAAATATTATAATAACCATTACCTTCTGATTGATCAAACATCATATCTGAAAATACATATAACATTTTTGGATATGAATCTTGTGGTACATTATTAGAAACAGAAATATTAAGTATATTATTAATAGCAGCAGCAAAATTTGTTGAACCACCCCATCTAGCATTTTGTAAATTTTTAACTTTTTCTACTAATGTTTTACAATCAGATAAATCATGCCAAGATGCATCATCTGTAAATAGTAATACTTTATCTTTATATGGTGCAGGATTAATCATACTAATTACAATTCCTAATGCAATACATACTTCCATTGGAATACCACCCATACTACCTGATACATCACATAATGGAATTCCAGGTACAAATTCATCTTGTAATTCATTTTTAAAATCAAATACAAATTTTTCAAACATAACATTTAAAGCATTAACTTCATCTTCACTTAAATAATCACTATTCATAATTTGTCTTACAATTTCATGTGGTTGTAACTTAGATACATTTAATCTTGACTCACTAGGATTAGTTTTAATTTTTTCAAATTCAGCTAAAATTTTATTTCTTACTTTTTCTCTATAAAAATCACCAATATTACGACGATTTCCTTGTTTATCAATATCTAATAACGCTTTTTTATATTTAGCAAATGCTCTTGATGCAAAATGTTTAACTTCTAATTCACCCCAACTTGAATTACTTTCACACATTTTAACTTCTGGAGTATTTAATCTTTTATTTAAAGAACTAATTAATTTTCTATATTTTCTTAATTGTGTTTGAACTTCATCATCACAGAAAATTATTTTTGATAATTTTTTAGCTAATTTACATTTTTTATCAGTTTCTTTATTTTCACGTGGAGCCCATTTTCCTGATAAAGAAATATTATCTTCATGAACATCTCTTGTTAAATTATAAACATAATGATTAATAATAGATTCTTCTAATTCTTTAAATTTATCACTTCTTTCTGTACTAATAATTTCACATAATCTATTTAAATCTTTAAATGAACCAATAGGTTCATCTTCCATACATATATCCATTACTTCATCTACACCTCCTGTAATTAGACAAATTGTATTAATACAAGTAGCAGGAAAATCTTCAAATAATCTTAAAAATAGCCAATAAAATAAATCTCTTTCACCTTTACCATCTTTAATATCTCTTGTTTCAAATACAAGTACAATTAAATTGACTAAATTATCATATTTAGTTTCTTTATCTTCAATTTGTAAAATATCATCATAACATTCATTAAATAATTTAATTAAATCATTACGTGAAATCCCTTTTGATTTACTACGACTACCAATCATTCTATTATATAACGCAACCATTTTAGAACCTTCATAACCTTCTTTTAAAGATTTTACACCATCTGAATTATATGATGCTACTCCTTTTTCATTAGAAGTAATTCCTTGTGATTTTGCCATTGCTGTAATGAAATCCATTTTATATATTTATTTATTAATATTTCTTTAAATAGAAAAATCATTTTTAAAATATAATATAATACATATATGAATAATAGTGATTTTTTAAAAAAAATAAATAAAGATGAAATTAATAGAATTTATAATAGAAAAAATACTCACACTTTTTTATTAGATGATAATTTATCTGATTTTGAATTATGTTCTCAATTAGATAGATTAAGTAAAACTTCTAAAAATGAAGATGAAAATATTAAAAAAAAATGTATAGAAAAAATAAATTTACCAATAAAAAATAAATTAAAAGATAACAATTATTATTATGTTAATTTTAGATTAAATAATAAAAAATGTATTAAAACAAAAAATATACAAAAATATTATACTAAATTTTATAAATTTAAAGATAACATTAAAGAAATTTTAATTAATAAAGATATAATTAAAAGCAATGATATAATTCCTTATAAATTATTATTTCAATTATATATTAATTATATATCTAATGATTTAAAATTAATATAAAATATTTAAAATTGATTTATGTTAATATAAAATAACAAATCAAATGGATCATAGAATAAAATTAGAAATGTTAGAAAAAAATAATTTAGAAGAAAATATATACATAGAATCTTCAGAAAATCAGACAAAACAATGGAGATATGATAATATTTCTGTTAATCAAAAAAATAATTCAAATGAAAAATATCAAAGAGTTTTGATTGAAAAAATTACACAAAAACAATGTTTAAAAACAAAAGATAGAATAAATCATAGAACATTAGAATTATGTAAAAAAACTAATCCTATGTTTAAAAATAGAAAAGCTATTCCTGATGGTTATGATTGGTCAGAAGACTTTGATGGACAACAAACATTTAATGAAAAAAAATTATATTTTAATTTAAAATTTGTAGTAGGTACTGGAGGTCAACAAACAAGAACATTAAGAGATGAAACTTATAGATTTATTGAAACACAATTAAAATATTTAAGAAAAAATAAAAATGAAAATATAATATTTATTAATATTTTAGATGGTAATGAATCTTACTCAAGAATGGATAATTTTAAATATTTACTTAATTTAGAAGAATATAAAGAATATAATTCTAGATGTTTTGTTGGTGATATGAAACAATTTCAACATTGGTTTCATAATTTCGTTAATAAATAACTAATTATATCATAAGCTAATGTAAAAGATATTCTTTTTCTAGCAAAACCATTATTTTTAGATTCTCTATAATTTGTTAAAAATAAAGAATGATATTTTTTTCTTTTATCATCTATATATGAATTGAATTTTTTAATTAAATTATGTTGTTCTTCATCACTTATTTGAGGTTCTATAATTAAAGTAGCATAACATCTTGCAGATAAGTTTGGTGTATTATCAATATAATGTTTTTTATTATATGATAATGATATTTTACTATTTTCATTATCATCTAAACATTTTAATAAAATATTTGTATTTGCTTTATCTTTATTTTTTGATGTTAATCTTTCAATTTTAAAATTACCTTTTAATTGATATATTTCACCTCCAATAATATAATTGTTTTTGTTATTTAATTTTAAATTAATTTGAGTAAAACTTGGATAAATATCAGTATATATATCATAATTATCATTATAATCATTACAATATTCAAATTGAAAAGCACAAATAGTATAATTTGTATCATCAAATACATTTTCTTCAAAAATATTTAATCTATTAATTTTATATTTTTTTAAAAATAATTTTCGTAATGATATATCTTGTTTTCTCATAGTTGTCCAGAAATTTAAAGGTATTATTAAAATTCCACCTAAACAATCATTATCTATTAAAATTTTTATAAAACATTTATATAAATCATTTTGATCATATTTATCAAAATATGTTTTATCTTTTGATTTATTTCTTCCAAGATACGGCGGATTTGTAATAACAAATTTATTATTAAAATCAGGAGGATTTAATAATGTATCTTGTTTTATTATATTTAATTTATTATTTTTAGGATCAATATCATAACATTCTATATTAAAAATTCTGTTATATTTTTCTAAATAATTTAATAAATCACCTTGTCCTGCAAAAGGTTCTATAATATTATTTATATTATCAGGTATATTTAAATTTTGTAAAATATATTCATTATTTGTTGTATAAAATTGTCCTAAATTTTTTTTAGACATACTTAATATATTTAAGTATAAATCATTTTTATATATTATTTATTAAATTTAAAACTGATTTTTATTTATTTATATATATAATAATGTCAAACTTTCAAGGAGTTCATACTTTTAATAAATTAACTAAAAGCAATATTTATAATAAATTTGATAAAAGTAATTTTGATGATGATAAATTAAAAGAATTTAGATATAGTTTAATTAAAGAAGAATTTGAAGAATTAAGAACTGCTATGGATAATTATGAAAAAGCTAATGAAGAATCTAATGATGATGATAAAGAATTAATTAAAAGAACTGAAAGAGGTGAAATTGTAGATGCTTTATGTGATATCTTATATGTAACTTATGGTTATTTAGATGCTATGGGAATTGATGGAGATAAAGCATTTAGTCATGTTCAAAAATCTAATATGTCAAAATTTGATAATAAAGAAGAAGAAGCAAAATTATCAAAACAAAAATATTTAGATATTCCTGATGAAAAAAAAATATATAAAACACCCGAATATAGATATAATGAAGATGAAAATAAATATATTATTTATAATAAAGATACTAGTAAAATTTTAAAATCTAAAAAATTTACAGCACCTGATTTTAGATATCTTGAGGAATATTCAAAATAAATATTTTCAAACAAGTTTATTAAAATACTTATTTAAAACATTATGAATATTTATATTTTTTTTAACTTTTTGATTATTTTTACATTTAATATAATTATTATAATTTGAAAAAGGACAATTATTTTTTTTAATATTAAATAGATTAATGTTATACATTAAATATTATTAATAAAATAATTTTAAATATTTATTTTAATAAATGATTTAATATTTATTATATATAATAATGTTCAAAGTATATAAAAAATTATTTGCTTTATCAAAAAATAAACTTGATCCAAATATTTTAAAAGATATGAAACAAAGAGATATTAATATTTTAGTTAAAAAAATATGTAAAGAATTAAATTATGAATATAAAGATGTTAAGGATAAATATAATATAACAACTACTATTATTAATTTTAAAAAAAAAATGATAAATAATAAATAATAAATAATTAGAAAACTAATTGTGGAATATTATGATTATGCTTTGATAACCATCTTTTTAAAGGATGAAACATTCTATCTGTTGTATGAGAAGTGTAAATATTATTATTATTATCCATAATTTTAATAGTATTTTTTTTTGGATTCATAAAGAAATTGAATCCATGTTTTTTTAAAATATTAAGCATTTTAATAATTTTTGGAGAAGTTTTATGATTTGTACTTTTATTTGCCATATCTAAGAATTAAAAAAAAAAATCATTTTTAAAAAGTAATTTAAAATTTAAATTTAAATTTAAAATATGAATATAGAGAAAATTATTGAAATTAATTATAATTTAAAATCTTATTTAGGTAATAACACAATCATATTTAACAAAGAAATGGAATTTTATAATACATATATATGTGATAATTATGATGATTTATTTTATTATTTAATAGATGAATTGGATTTATTAAAGTTTACATTATACAAAGAGTATAAAAAATTTCATTTTACAAGTATTTTAAATAAAGATATTAATAAATATATAGAAAAAATAAATAAAAATAATATTAATATAGTATTAATTAGTATTATAAATGATAAATTAGAAATTATTTCTACTCATTTATATTAATAATTAATTATTAAAATTATTTTATTAAATTTTTTTTATTAATAATTAAATATATTTTTATAATATAATGGACTGTCACATATCTAAAAATGAATTAGAAGGTGATGATGCAAATGAAGCCTATAATTCTGGATCAATATATAATAAAATAGGTCATGATAAAAGTGTAAATATTTCTTTAACAACTCAAATACATAATAATTTAAATGTGTATGGAAATGCAAATGTATTAGAAAATATTAATGCTTGTGGTGATGTTCGTATTGAAGGAGATATGAAATTAATGAGTAGTTTGTCATTAGGTGAAAACTTAAATATATCAGGTAATTTAAATGTTACAGATAATGTATCAATTTCTAATGATTTAAGATTACATGGCGATTTATGTTTAACTGAAACTTCTGAAATTAAAATTGGTAATGAACTTCAAGAACCAGTATCAAAATTTAATGTATTTTATAATTCACATCAATATTATTTTAGTAATATTAAAAAAGGAATAGATAACAGTACATTAGGTAATCGTATTATTGGAATTCCTGATCCAACTGAAAATATTTTTTCAAAATATATTAATATTTATAATGAACAAATTCCTGTAAATGTATTATTTACAGAAATAGAGGCTTATATTGATAATTATGATACAGAAATAGAAAGAAATTATAATTATTTAATTTATTATTATAATAAAAATGATAAAGAAAAAAAAACTTATCCAGAAAATGGATTTGGAACTTTAACATTTAATAAAAAAGGAAATAATGGAAAAATAAAATTTAAATTAAATAATGATGGTTCAATTAATGATATCATTATTATAAATAATGGTTCAAATTATTATGAAAGAGATATAATATATATTAAAGAAGATATAAATAATGGAGTTAATGAAACTATTAAAATTAAATTATTAAATGAGTATTTAACAAATAATACTATTACAAATAATATAAAATATGGTTTATTTAAAAATTATGTATTTAATAAAATTAATTTATTAATTGAATTAAATAATTATAAATTTAAAATTAAAATAGATGTTAATTCAAATTTAATTGAAAAAATTATAGTATTAGAAATAGGAAATATAAATTATAATGAAAATGACACTATAATAATTGATAAAAGCAATTTTGGAAGTAATGATGATTTAATAATTACATTAAATAATAATGATATTTTTAATAATAATTTAATAGTAAATAGTGATTTAAGTGTAAGTATAACACAACATCCTAATAGTATAGAATTAATTACACAAGAATTTGATTTAGAATTAGAAGCTAATACTAATCATTTAAAATCTAATTTATTTTCATCAAAAATAAATAATTTATTTGGAATACGTATTTTAAAAGATTCATTTATAGAATTAAAATTATGGTCATCAGATGATAAATCAGTAGGACGTGATATAATTATAAATTTAAAAGGTCATTATTCAAGAGTAGTTAGTATTACATCAGGAGATTTAGAAGGATTAATTTCAACAGAAGAAATTAATAGTAGTAATAATATTAATACTTCTTGTAATATAAATGTAAGTGGTAATCTAAATGTATTAGATTCAATTAATTTAGGAAAAACTTATGATTTAAATAATAATAATAATTCAAATGAAGGTTCTATAAGATTTAATAAATCATTAAATAAATTTCAAGGTAGTATAAAAGAAGATAATATAAATAAATGGATTGATTTAAATTTACCTTCGTCAGATTTTTACAGCGAATTTATAATTCCATATAATTCATCTTTATTTCATATACCAGGTATAGTTAATAAATATGTTGAAGGTAATATTTTAACAGGTTTAGAAAGTACATCTGGATTAATAAAATATGAAACTATTAATGATGATGTTTTCATTGATAAATTTGAAATAATGTTAGGTAACAATAATACAACTGATATAGATGTTACATTTAAATTATTAGTAGATAATATAGAACAACCAATTAATTTATTAAATTTTAATAATTTATCATTTACTTTATTTCATGAAGAAGCAATATTATTTAATATTTCAATTAATAATGTTAATAGTCATTTTATAGTAGGAGAAGAAATTACAGGAATTGATATTAATAACAAAGCAATTGTACTAAGAGTTATATATCCAGAACAATTACTTGTAAAAGTAATATCAGGAACATTTAATAATGGAGAAAATATTACAGGTAATAGTAATGGTTTAGGTATTTATAATAATTTCGAATATACAATTCCTTTGAACTTACATTTTAATAAAAATCATACAGTTGAAACTTTAATAGAATATTTTGAACCATATGATTATATATTAAGTTATAATAATACAAATTTTAAATTTGAATTAAAAAATAAATATAATACAAAATTTGCTTTTGTTAGTAATAATTTTATAAAAGATGAATGTGTATTAAATATAGATAATAACATTTGTAGTATCGAATTAACACAAGAATTAATAAATAATTTTAGTTTAAGTAATAGTAGTCAAATTTATATTTATGGATGTAAAAATAATAATTCAGTAAATGGTATTCATAATATAACAATTAATAATACAACTATAACATTTAGTATATCAGATAATACAAATCCAAATGGTAATATATATTTATATAAATATAATGTTGTGAATAATACTGAAATATTATACATTCTTGGTTTTGACCAAAATCAAAGATATGATAATAATATTTATGAATCATTAGTACCTGTTGAACATTTATTAGAAAAACAATTAACTATTAATTATAATAATGATAATAGTATTTATGAACCTTATGATGATTATTTATATGATGAAAATAATAGATTTTATATAAGCAAAAATAAAAAAATTAGTGTTTTTGTAAAATCAAATACTAATAATAATAGTCAAGCATTAATCAAATTTAAAGGTAGTTATAAAACTAAACAAGTTAAAATATTATCATCAACTAATTCATTTGATAATGTTGAAATTACACAAGATTTAAATATTGTAGGAAATACAATTATGAATAATAATTTAGGTGTAGGTATAGATCAACCAAAAGCACCTATACATATTGAAAGTTCAAGTAATACACAAAATGATCCAAATACACATAAAGTTTCTTTATATGCTAGCGATGTAATTTATACTGGTTCTTATTATATATCAGATTCTGATGAAAGAATTAAATATAATATTTCTAATTCTTCAATTAATACTGATTATTATTTATTTGATAAAATAAATATTTATAATTATGAATATATTGATAAATCTAAATCAATACGTAGTCAAAAAGGATTTATAGCACAAAATGTAAATAAATATTATCCTGATGCAATTGATAGTAAAAGTGGTTTTATACCTAATATAATGCAATATTCAAATGTATTTATTGATAATAATGGATTTTTTATAAAATTAAGTAATATAGATTATCAAGAAATTTTAAATAAATATTTAAAATGTATTGTTAATAATAAAGTAGTAATTATACATATAAAAAAAAATATAAATAATAATTTTTATTTTATTGATAATAGATTAGATTCAAATAAAGAAGTTTTTGTTTATGGAATACAAGTAGAAGATTTAATGTCAGTAGATTATAATAAATTACATTGTATTCATTTTAATACTACAAAACATCTAATTAATAAAATTGATAGTTTAGAAAATGAAATTCAAAATATTAATAATAAAATTAAACATTTATAATATTTTTTTATAATAATATGATATATGGAATATATTAATAATATTACTAATTTTTTTATATCTATACCAATTATAAATTTAGCATATAATAAATTTATTAGTCTTGGTGTTAAAATGAAATTAGTTTTCATTATAGTTTTAATGATAATTATATATGCATTATATGTAACAAATATTAGACATATTTATAAACAAAAAAAAGAATGTTTTTTTATAGAAGGAAAATATAGTTATAAACAAGCTAAAAATGTAGCATATAGTATAGATTGTACTCTTGCTACAGTAGAACAATTAAATGAAGATTTTAAACAAGGTGCTAACTGGTGTAAATTCGGATGGTTAGATAAACAAATAGTAGCTTATCCAAATCAAATACCTTCAACTTATTGTGGACCAAAAGGTATTAATGGTAATTATCAACCAAATATTAATAAAAATTATGGTGTAGTTTGTTATGGATTAAAACCAAAAACATTAATAGAACAAAGAAAGAAAGAATATTCATTAGATAAATTAATTAAACGTATAAGACCATTTGATGATAGTTATTGGTCAATTAATGATAAACTTAAACAAAATTAGAATCTTCTTTATCTTGTTCTTTATCTTTTTTTTTCTTATATGTTAATTGAAAATTATTAGCATATTCATCTAATTCTAAATTATCTTCATCTTCTTTATCAAGTGGATTATTTTTTTCGCGTAAAAATTCAATTGAATTCTCTAAATCAATAAATTTTTTTAAAAAACTATAGAAGTTTTTAAATTCTATATTTTCAAAAAAATAATTATAATCATTATAATCTTCTTGTTTTATTTGATTATATATATCATATATATTATCAGTATGTTCTATATCAAAAATTAATTCAATGTCATTATCTGATAAATTCATATGTATTTTTTTATTATATTATAATAAGATGTATGCTTTAAATAATAATATATATATTAACATTATTAATTATAAAAATATAAATTATGGTTTTAATAAGTTATATTATAATATTGATAATAAAGTATTAAATTTAATTACAAAATATTTATATAATTATATTGTAAATAATAATTCTTTTAAAAATAAAAATATATGTATATTTAATAATAAAGTACTTAATAATAATAAAAAATTATATATAACATCGTCATTTAATTTGAATAATTTAGATTATAATAAATTAAAGGATAATTTAAAAAATAAAAAATATTATGTATATTGTTTTAAAATTAACTATAATACTATTGAAGATATTTTAGATAATAATTTTTGTATAAAAATGAATAAATACTATTGTAATGATTTAAAAAATATAATTAATGTATATTAATATATGTTTAAAAAAGTTATTAATTTTAATAACAAATTAAACGACACATTAAATATATATCATTCAATAGGTAAAATATCAAAACCTTTGTATAATTATATATTAATATTATTATCGTTTTTAATAATTACAAGTTGTTTTACTGTTTTATATACAGTAAAAAATAATGATAATAGCAATACAGATTTATATATTAATGTTGGATTACCAATTATTATATATGGAACTATATGCCCTGTTATTTCAACAGTAATATCATTTTGCTTTCAAAAATTTTTAATAAATATAGTTAATTTTCAAATTAATAAAATAAATAAAGTATATTTTATTTCATTTTTTGCTTTTTTAGTTATAGTATATTTTACATTTATAAATATTTATATTTCAATATTATTAAGTACAGGATATACTATATATTATTACTATAATTATTATAATAATAATATAGTATGTAAAATTGAATCTATTGAAAAATGTATAGATAAAAACAATAATAAAGAATTTTATCGTTATAATATTGAATTAAAATCTAATAATAATACACAAATAGTAAAAAAAAGATTTAATGATTTCAAAAAAATATATGATAATTTAAAAGATGTAAAATTACCAACTAATAGTTGGTATTTTCCTCCTATGAATATTTTAGAAGCAACAAAACGTGGTAAACAATTAAATTCTTATATTAATAATATAATTGATGATGAAAATATAAATTATTTATTAGAAGATAATTTAGATTCTTCACAAGATATAATTGTTTTAGAAGATATAAAATTAAATAATAAAAATATTAATTTAAATGATAATTTAAAAAATAAAATAAATAATTTATTTAATTGTAATATTGATAATATTTTTGTATATTATGAATTAAATTATTATTTAAATAAAAAAAAAAGATTTTTTGTTATTTATGATAATAAACTAATTAAATTAAAATATAATAAACAAAAAGATATATTCATCATTAAACTAATAATTGAAATTAATAATATAAATAAATTAATAAAAGGTGTTATTTCCAATACAAATTATTTTAATAATAATAATATTTTAGAAATTCAATACAAAGATAATAATAAGTTATTATTAATATCATATTTAAATAGTGAAGATAATAATATTTATAACATTAATAATTTATATAATTTTCTATTAAAAAATATTAATCATGAAATTTCAGTTATTATTGATAATAAATATATATTAAATACTGGAATAGGTTTATGTGAAAATATTTTCAATCATAAAAATGTTACATTAATAAAACACATGTTTTCATAATTTTAATTTTTTTTTAACAATAATTTAAATATTTAAAAGTGTAAAAAAAATATACGCAGACAGCAGGATTCGAACCTACGCGGGAGATTCCCAACCGCTTAGCAGGCGGTCGCCTTAACCACTCGGCCATGTCTGCATTTACGTCATCCGGGAATCGAACCCGGGGCAATTCCTTGGAAGGGAACTATGTTACCACTACACCAATAACGTACAAAGGCATAACAATTTCATCACTTAGAAATTTATAATAACATTCTTTTTAAGTTATAAAATTTATAATTAATTCCTATAATTAATCACAAATAAACATATATAACTATTTAGAATCATATTGTTATTATGTTATACCTATATTTCGCTGTCTGAAGGATTTGAACCTTCGCGTGTAATACACAGTGGATTTCAAGTCCACCCCCTTAACCACTCGGGCAAAACAGCTATATATTATAATATAATAAATTATTTTTAAATTGTTTTATAATTAATATAAATATATTATTTATATATATTATATATGTTAAATAATTTAAATGATGATTTAAATAATTTTAATGAACATAAAAACGAAAATGGTGAAATAATATATTTAAATATTCCAAAAAAATTATCACTTAAAAATTGGGAAGAAACTATACTAGATAATTCTACATACTATCATGAATTAATTAGTAATCAAAATCAAATTATACAAAAATATAAATTAAACTTTGACCAAATAACAAATACATTATTTGATTTTGAATCTGATTTTACACTAAATAAAACAGAAATTAACATTAATAATCCTATGATTAATAAAGGTTTAATTTTTAGTAGAGGTTATAATATATTTGAAAAAGACAATGCATGGTGTTTAATAATGAATAAAGATTATTCCGAAATTAACTTAATTCCATTAAATATAGAAAATGAAAATGATAAATATAAATTTAATATATTTAAAATATTTAATTCAACTTATCAAGATTTTTTAAAACAAAATACTTCATATTACAATATGAGATTATTGTGTTATTGGTTATATAATAAAAATCCTATTCTTGACTATAGTTGGTTATTCAGAAAAACTGAATCTAAAGATGAAAATATTTATTATATAAGCAAAAATAAATCTGAAATGATGTATTCTATCAAATCAAATTATATACAAAATTATAATACAAAATATTTAAAAATTTTTTATATTAATTTTGATTCTTTATCAAAAGGATTAAAACCAAAAACAATTAATGATGAAATAAGATACTTTTTTAATATATTATGTACATCTATAAAATCAAATGAAGAAGAATATTTGAATATTGAAAATATACCAATTTATATTAAAGATGATAAAAATAAAGAATTATTAAATATTGTAGATAGAACAACACTTGTTAATAATTTTCCAAAATTTATATTAGTAGATAAATCATCATTAATTAATAATTTAGATTTTAATCGTGAAATAATTTTAATTGAAACTAATAATTTACTACAAGGTGATAAAAAAAGAAAAATATTAAAACTTTATAAAACTTTTATACAAATATTAAATGATTCTTTTACTAAATATTATAATCTTAATAAAGAATCACAAATTAAATTTTTCTATAATGACAAAGAATATATTATTTTCTTAAAAGATATTTATAAAGAGTATCCTACAACTTGTCAAATTATTAATTATAAAGAATTATGTTTTAATATTAGAAAACATAAATTAATTCCTGATAAAATTACTACTTTAGACCGTTTTGAACAAAAAGAGTTAATGAAAAATTTATTTAAATCAGAATCATTAACTTTTAAGGATAAACTTCCTAAAATAAGAGGTATTTATACTTTTAATAATGATAAAATTAAACCTGATCCATTATCTACATTTTTTGGATGGAACTCTAATAATATAGTAAAATTTAATTCTTTTAACAAAACTCATTATAGAACTGTAATTGATAATTCAAATTATACAAGTATATTAAATCAAGATAGAATTATGTCATTTTTAAACAAAAAACAATTTGTTGATAAGTATAAAAACTTATTTAAAAAATATGAAGATATAATTCTTAATGAAGATAATATTGATGATTATTTTATATTTTATAATTTAATTTCTAATTTAAATCAACAGTTAAATAAAAGAGCTAATAAATTTTATTGTATTTTACCTTATAATGAAAATGATATAAAATTAAGACACTTATTTTGTATTAGAGGAATACAAAGAAAAGATGACTATAAAGATGAATCAAATAAACCAATAGCTGATTTTACTATAGATTATTTTAATGCATTAAATGAAGGTCAAGATACATTAAGTGAATGTATTGATTTAAATAAAGATAAAAAGTTTTAATTAAAAATATATAAAGATATTTATATATTAATATAATATGAATTTAACTATAAAAACAATAGATAATAAAAAATATAATATTGATATAGAAGAAAATAATACTATTTTAGATTTAAAAAAAATATTAGAAACTAAATATAAAATTAGTATTAATAATCAAAAATTAATATATTCAGGAAATATATTAAAAGATACAGATATAATTTCAGAACTTAATATAACAAATTTTATAGTTTTATTTATAAGTAAAAAAAATAAAAATCATGAATCAGTTATAAAATCTGAACCTATTGTAGAACCCGAACCAGAACCTGAACCTATTGTTGAAACTGAACCAGAACCTGAACCAGAACCAGAACCTATTGTTGAAACTGAACCAAAACCTGAACCAGAACAAGAACCTGAATCTATTGTTGAAACTGAACCAGAACCTGAACCTGTTATAGAACCAGAACCTGAACTTATTGTTGAAACTGAATCTGAACTTATTGTTGAAACTGAACCTGAACCTGTTATAGAACCAGAATCTGAATCAGAAATTGATAATAATGAATGTAAAGAATTTGTACGTAGATTTATAGAAATATTAGAAAATGAACAATCAATTATGGAAATATTATATACACATGATAATTTAGATACAAATATTCTACCTATAATTATATATACAATATCAGAAAAGGATGAAGAACTAGCTCAATATATTATGTCAAATCCAAGTGAATTCTTTATTGAATTAATGAAACAAAAAGAAGAAAGTGAAATGATTCATGTAAATAATATTCAAGAAGAATTAGAAAATAACATTGAAGAAAATACTATTGAAGAATCAGATATAACTAATAATATTTCATATTTAGAATCAAATTTAGAAACAAATGTAAATAAAGAATATCTAGAACAATTACAAAATATTTTTCCTGATTTACAAAAATATATATTAATTGAAGCATTAGAAGTATGTAATAATAATTTAGATGGTGCAATGAATTATATAACTGATTACTTCTTATAAATAAAACTGATTTTTTTTTCTTAATAATTAAAATGGACCAGATCAAATATCACTTCAAATTTCGTTTTAACAGTAAACGAATAGTAAAGTTTGATGAAAATGATACTTTTGAAATATTTTGTTGTTTATTATTAAATAAATTAGGTAAATTCTATATAGAGTTGATTTGCCAACCTATTTTTAATGAACTAAAATTAAAATTGTTTAAAAAATTATGTTTTAAATCATATGAAATTAAAATAGAAAAATTTTATGGAACTTATAGAACATATGTTAATAAGTGTCCTTGTTGTAATGTAACATATAATTCTAATAGAGTATTTAATTATATTAATAGAACTTGTAATCCAAAACCATCAAAATGGTTTATAAATCATTTAAAAGATAAACATAATATAAGTTTTGATGATGAAAAAACTAAACTTGTTATAATGACAGGTAAAACTATGTATCTAAAGTATTTAAAAGATAATAACTCTGAATTATTAAACTCTATGTCTAAAAAAGCTATATGGAATAATACTGATGCAAATGTAAAAAAAGAATGGACTATAAAAGCAAAACAATATAATAAAGAACACGTTATTCCTTCAAGAAAAAAAAAATGAAGTACCTCCAGTGAGACTCGAACTCACAACCCCCAGATTAGAAGTCTGGTGCGCTATCCAATTGCGCCATGGAGGCTCTAAAAGAAAATTTTCCAGCCAACCGGAATCGAACCAGTGACCCCGGGAACTACAGTCCCATGCTCTACCAATTGAGCTATAGCTGGACTTTTATGAAGAATTTAATCTTCTAGTTAGTCTTATAGGGATAAGAAAACTTTCTTAAACTAATATCTATTTAAATTTTTTTAATAAAAAATTTGAAGTATTTTTTTGCTGTTAGATATTAAAAATGCCCACCGTGGGGATCGAACCCACGACCACACGGTTAAAAGCCGTGCGCTCTGCCACTGAGCTAGACGGGCAGGACAAGAAACATTTAAATCAAAATGGGTGCTCTACCAAATGAGCTACATGACTGCTTGTGTAAATAAAATATAGCCATGAGTGGTTTCGATCCACTTACCTCCCCCTAATAATGGATATTGATAATTGATTTGCTGTGAGTTTCTTAAATAGCACTTGATGGTTTCGATCCATCGTCCTCCTGGTTATGGGCCAGGCGCGCTAACCTCTGCGCCAAAGTGCTTTATTTGCTCGTAGAGGGGCTTGAACCCTCGACCACATGATTAAGAGTCATGCGCTCTACCGGCTGAGCTATACAAGCGTTGATAATAATATATTTATATTATAATTAATATAATTAAATACTCTTTAAGTAGTTATATATATATAAATATAATATTTAATTATAATTATAATATTATAAAAGAAAAAAATTTAATTTAATTAATTTAATTAAATTAATTAATTATAAAACTTCTATATATCTACTACAGAACTTCTATATATCTACTACAGAACTTCTATATATCTACTACAGAACTTCTATATATCTACTACAGAACTTCTATATATCTATTACAGAACTTCTATATATCTATTACAGAACTTCTATATATCTATTACAGAACTTCTATATATCTATTACAGAACTTCTATATATCTACTACAGAACTTCTATATAATTTATATGTTAATAAAAAAAATGATTTTTTTTAATAATAGTTAAAAAATGATGCAAATGCAGATTCAGAAAACCATTGAGATGCTTGAAACAGAAATTGCAATGACTGATTCAACAACAAGAAAGTTGATTGAATCAAATCAAATAAAAAAATCTACATTAAAAGAATTATATAACACGCATTATAGTTTAAATTTATCATCTATTGATATAGATCTTAAAATACAAAATAAAGAACATTTAATTGATATTAATAATTATAATAAAAATATCGCATCTATTGAAAAAATTATTAAAAAAGACATTCTAAATATAAATTTAAAAATTAAACAAATTGAAGAAGAATTCATTAAAAAACAAAATAATAACTCTCAAGAAGAAAAGAAAGTAGAAGAAAAGAAAGTAGAAGAAAAGAAAG